CTAAAACAAGAAGTTGTACTTGATAGAGGTTATTTTGCAGGTAAGAGGAGATACGCCCAACATATTGTTAACAAGGAAGGCGTACCTGTAGATGAATTGGATGTTAAAGGTTTGGATCTAATGAAATCTAACTTTCCACCATTGTTTAGAAAGTTTGGTGAAAACATTATTAATGAAATTATGTTTGGTAAACCTAAAGCAGACATTGATAAACAAGTATTAGATTTTAGAACTGAGTTAAGAACTATTGATTGGAGGAAAATTCTTAAACCTACTGGTTTAAAGAAAATGAGTGAATATTTAGCTTCTCCTCCACGTGCTGGTGAGGTGTTTTCTAAATTAGGATCAAAATGTCCTATCAATACTAAAGCAGCTATTTACTATAATGATATTTTAAGATTTAAAAACTTAGATAAAAAATATCCTACTTTCCAGATAGGAGATAAAATGTTTATTGCTTATTTAAAAGCTAATCCTTATAGAATTGATGTTATTGGATTTAATGGTTATAATGATCCTCCAGAACTAATGGAATTTATAGAAAAGTATATTGATAGAGATGGTTTGTTTGATTCAGTTTTGAAAAACAAATTAGAGTCATTATATTCAGATTTAGGATGGGGTGCTCTTATTCTTAATACAAACGTTAGTAAATTTTTTAAATATTAAATATATATAATAAACAAGTTATGATTAATAAAGCGGATTTAGTGTCTATTATTTCCAAGTACTATTTGAACGGAATGAATGAAGCTGTCAAATGGGAAATTAAAGACAAAAAACTTACAGTCAGATTTACAACATCTAATGAAACGATGCTTGGTACTGTGACTTATGAAGGAGTTGATTTAGAAGATTCAGATATTGGTATTAGTAATACATCTCAACTAAACAAACTGATTGGTATTACAAATGGTTATTTAAAATTAGAGTATCAAAAACAACATAAATTAATAACTAAACTCATTATTTCAGATAATCAGTTCACAACAAATTATGCTTTAGCTGATTTGATGATTATACCTAAACCTATGACTTATGCTGGTGATGGGATTTATAATATTACTGCTGATTTAGATAATGAAAGTATTAACGCTATTGTTAAAGCTAAATCTGCTTTAGCTGAAAGTGATACTGTTGTATTTAAACCATTCACTAACGATGATGGTGATTTACAATTAGAAATGCAGTTTGGAGGTAATATTGAGCATTTAAATAAAGTATCTTTTTATTTATCTGATATTCAAACTAATAGCTTACCTAATAACTTCCAAGCTCATTATTTTTCAGATGTGGTTAAGGAAATTATGTACTGTAATAAGGATGTAGCAGGTGGTAAAATGAGTATTAATCTTGAAGGGGTTATGAAATTAGAATTTGACAGTGGGAACTTAAAAAGCGAATATTATATCATCCAAAAAGAAATATAATGAGTTCTAAATTTATAACTGTTAAAGATGATCTATATCAGGTGATAAGAACTATTCCTGAACATACAGGTATTGATACTGAAAAATTTAGAATATTAACTCATTCAACTAATGTATTTAGAAAAGACGGGTGGTTTTGGTTTGTTAGGATAGTAGAAGAAGCTCAAGTTATAGAAGATAGTTTGGAAAACTAAGAAAAAAATGTTATATTAATATTATGAGTACTGAAAAAGATTACACAAACACTATTATTGATCCAGCAATGGAGCCTTATTTTATCACAATGGATAACTATTGTGTTACAGTAAATTTAAAAGTAACGCCAGACAGACGTTACACTGAATCAACTAAAGAATTTAATAAAATTATTAGTCATCACAGCTCAGTAGGCGGTGCTATTAAGAGTATTGCTAAAGCAAAATCAAACAATCAATCATACAATTCATTAAAAGAGTATGTTGATAATTATCAAAACATTGTTAGTCAATTAATTGAAAACACTAATTATTAAAATATGAAACTAGAAGCATTATACAACGCAGTTATTGTAAAACCTATGGAGGCAGAAGAAACCTCATATGGTGGTATTATTGTTCCCGATTTGGGAAATGAAAAAAATAAACTTGGTAAAGTAGTAGCAGTAGGTGATGGTTATTATTCAGTAACAGGTCACTACATTGAAACTGTACTTAACATTGGAGACATTATTATTCTTCCTACTATGGGTTTTAGTAAACTAGAACATGAAGGTGATGAATATTGGATTGGTCCTGAAAACCAAGTATTAGGTAAATTAGTAGAAGAAACAAACGAAGAAACATATGAGTAAAATTATTGAATTTGGACCAGACGCACGTAAGAAATTATCTGCTGGTATTGATAAATTAGCTAACGCTGTAACATCAACTTTAGGTCCTAATGGACGTAATGTAGTTATCGCAAATGGAGGTATTCCTCAAAGTACAAAAGACGGTGTAACAGTAGCTAAATCTGTTACTCTAGAAGATCCAATTGAAGAACTAGGTGTGCAACTAGTAAAACAAGCAGCTATTAAAACAGCAGATAATGCAGGTGATGGTACTACAACATCTACATTGTTGGCTCAAGAAATTGTAAATCAAGGTCTTAAAGAATTGAGTAATGATAGAAACGCAGTTCAATTGAAGCGTGAAATTGATACTGCGGTGAAACAAGTACTTGAAGCTGTTCGTACTGAAATTAAGCAAGATATTTCAAATGCAGATCAACTTAAACAAATTGCTACTATTTCAGCAAATAATGATCCTGAAGTAGGTGAATTGATTGCTACAGCGATGGAAAAAGTAGGTCGTGAAGGTGTTGTATTCATTGAAGAATCTAAAAATGGTGAAACATACCTTGAAACAGTAGAAGGTATGCAGTTTGATAGAGGTTACAAATCACCTTATTTTGTAACTGATAACAATTCAATGACAACCACCTTGCATGATGCTTTGATTTTGATTGCTGATAAACGTTTTACTACAGTTAAAGAACTATTACCTATCTTGGAAGCGGTGTCAAATCAAAATAAACCTTTGGTTTTGATTGCTGAAGATATTGATGGTGAAGCTTTAGCTACTTTGATTGTTAACAAAGCAAGAGGTATTTTGAAAGTTGTAGCTGTTAAAGCTCCTGATTTTGGAGACCGTCGTAAATTGATTCTTGAAGATATTGCTATCTTGACTGGTGGTCAAGTATTCAGTACTGAAAAAGGTATGAAACTTGATAAATTCAGTTGGGATTGGTTTGGTCAAGCACGTGTTGTTACAGTAGGTAAAGATGAAACCACTATTGTAGATGGTAAAGGTAATGAAGAAAAAATTACAGCTCGTATTGAAGAACTTCAAACTCAAATTGATAAATCAACTTCACCATATGAGAAAGAAAAACTTCAAGAACGTTTAGCTAAGTTTATTGGTGGTGTAGCAGTTGTTCATGTTGGTGGATTCACTGAATCAGAAATGCGTGAGAAAAAAGACCGTGTTGATGATGCACTTCAAGCAACTAAAGCTGCTCTTGAAGAAGGTATTGTACCTGGTGGTGGCGCTGCTTTATTACATGCTCGTGAACACATTGATAGAATTTCTGTTGGTGCTGATATTGTTTATAAAGCATGTGCTGCTCCATTTAAGAAAATTCTTTCAAATGCTGGTATTGATCAAGAGTATATTTACCATGCAATGAATGAAGTTAGAACAGCTGATTATTGGATTGGTTACAATTTGAGAACTGATGAATTTGTAAACATGAGTGAAGAAGGTATCATTGATCCTGCTAAAGTAACTCGTACAGCACTTGAAAACGCAGCTTCAGTAGCAGGTACTATTCTATTAACAGAAGCTGTTGTAGTTGACAAACCAGAGGAAAAGAAAGACGATGGTGGGTTTGGCAATATGATGGGAATGATGTAAATTTAAACTATGCGAGACGCAGTAGACTTAATAGGAAAAACAATTCTTGTTGACGCCATAGAGTATAAAATTGCAAAAGTATACTTTTTACCTAGTGGTGCTAATGAAAATTTTAATTTATACTTTGGTTTAACTAAAATTAATGAAACAACAATAGTAAATTATTCCTATCACAGTCTACTGCCTTACATGAAAAAATCAATTAAGTTATGAAACAAAACGTAGAAAAAAACTTTAAAATTGCTGACAGAGTGCCTCCTGGAGATAGATGGCAAGTGATAAATGTTAAAGAAATTCAACCTTCATTAACAGATGCTTTAAATGCTTATTATGAAGTGGCGGTTGTGAAACCTCAAGCATTTAGACTTGAACCTATGAATGGAAGTTTATATATGATTACTACTGAGTATATAGAAATGCAAGAACCAGAACCTAAAAAATATTCAATATACGGAGACTATGAGTTCTAAAGAACATACTTTATGGGTTGAAAAATATCGTTCCCCAAACCTAGATTCTTATGTAGGTAATGAACAGATTAAAAATACTATTTCAAAATATCTAGGACAAAATGATATTCAAAATTTTATTTTCTATGGTCCAGCAGGTACTGGTAAAACAACTTTAGCTAAACTAATTGTTAATAATCTTGATTGTAGTTTTCTTTACATTAACGCTTCTGATGAACGTGGTATTGATACCATCAGAGACAAAGTACAAGGTTTTTCATCTGTTGCCTCATTTAAACCTCTTAAAGTAGTTATTTTAGATGAAGCTGATTTTCTTACTATACAAGCTCAAGCATCATTAAGAAACATAATTGAAACATTTGCCCGTACTACTCGTTTTATTTTAACTTGTAATTATATTGAACGAATCATTGATCCTCTCCAATCACGTTGCCAGGTACTAAAAATTGTACCTCCATCTAAACAAGATATTGCTTATCATATTATAGACATTCTCAAAAATGAAAATGTTGGTATGGGAGCTGATGATTTAAAATTAGTAGTTAATCAATATTATCCTGACATTCGTAAAATGCTTAATACACTACAAATGGGTGTAGCAGGTGATGAAATTCTAATTGATAAAAATATATTAGTATCTAGTAACTATAAAACAAAAGTATTAGCAGAACTAATTAAACCAAATTCTAAATCATTTAACAACATCAGACAAATTGTAGCTGATTCTGGTGTTAGTGATTATGAGGATTTATTTAGATACTTATATGACAATGTAGAAAAATATGCTCCATTAAGTGTAGGTGAAGTGATAATTTATATTGAAGAATATCAATACCATGCTAATTTTAGAATTGATAAAGAAATTAACATTATGGCTTTGATATCTAGAATTTTATCATTAATTTCAAGTAAACGAGTTATATGAAAAAATTCATATACTTTCTAGTGATTTGGATTGCTAGTAATCTATCTATTCCTTTTTGGATGGTAGGTCATGTCCATCTAACTATGAATGTGTATGATGACATTAAAGAAATTATAGCTTCATTTGGAATGAATGCTTTAGTAGCAACTGGATTTTATTTAGAATGGCGTAAACATAAAAAAGAAATAGAAAATGAATAATCAAAAACCAATGAATGTCAATATTGACATCAAAAACACTAGACCAATTGCCTCACCTGAAGGCAACCAAGTATTCTCAGAAGGAGTTATTTTGCGTAAAGTATCTCGTTTTGTAACTGGCACTCAAGAAGATGGAGTTATTCCAATTCCATGTTTTTATGATGTAGCCACTGGTAAAGTATTAGTAGAATTGCTTCCTAAAGAATTGAGAGCAGAATTCGAAGATGACAATATTTGATTGGCTAAAAGAAATCACAACTAATAAAACACCTTGGTCATCATTCACTGAAGGCCAGCAAGAATCGTTTAATTCTTACATGGTTCATCGCTTTGTTAGTATGTATGAAGGGTATACAGAGGTCGCTAATTATGGCCAAAGGATACCATATCCTGAAAAAGAAAAAACCTACAAATACTACTGCCATATGTTACCTAAAAAGAATGTTTTCCTTAAGTACGTGAAAAGTTCACGTAAAAAAACAAACGAATCTATATTACAATACATTGCTAACCATTATACAATATCACTTGGGGAGGCAGAAGATTATGTTTATATACTTAAAAAAGAAGGTGTAGAACATATTCTTGAAAAAGCAGGTGTTAATGAAAAAGAAATTAAAAAGTTATTAAAAGAAATACAATGACAAAAAACAGCGATTTAGGTCTTAGGGGAGAACATCCCCAAACAAGAACAGTTATTAAAACAGACTCAATTGTAGATTCAATTATTGATGAGCATATTTCACGAGCTGAATTTGGTAAAATTAAATACAATAATACTCTAGATAGAACAGATTTATCTGTACTAGATTATTTACAACACGCTAAAGAAGAAGCAATGGATTTAGCTCTTTATTTAGAAAAAACAATACAAATGTTAAAAGGAAAAAAATAAGTTATGGAACCACATCGTAGAAAAATTTTAGACGAAAAATATTATTACTTTAGTAACCCAAATGTATGGTCAGATATTTATGAACATTTGCCTACTTTTAGAAAATATGCTAAAGAATGTGATACTATTATTGAAATGGGAACTCGTTCAGTAGTAGGCACTTATGGATTTTTAATGGGACTATCAGACCCATCAAGAGACATTTGGCAAGATCATTTGTTTAATCATCGTTGGAATGAATTAGATAGTATGTCTATGATTCAAGGTAAAAAAATGGTTTGTATTGATATTGACCATCCAAATATCTGGGGTGATAGATTATTAGAAACAGCTACTGAAGGAGCTAATCAGTGGGGTATTGAATTAGAATTCAGACAACAAAATACTCTTGAAAATGAGATTGAAGAATGTGATTTCTTGTTTTTAGATACTTGGCATTCATATGATCAGGTAAAAGGTGAATTAATTCGCCACGCTGATAAAGCTAAAAAATATATTGGTTTCCATGATACTCAGTTTTATGATTTTAAAGATATGAGTGGAACTCAAGGTATTTGGCCCGCGATTGAAGAATTTTTATATTCAAATCGTAATTGGTATGTCTATGAGAAGTTCGCTAACAATCATGGCGTTACAATTTTGAAAAGAAAGTATTAATGATTAGTTTCATAATACCTACAGTATACAGGTCTAAACATCTAATACAATTATTACGAAGTTTAGATACACATCCCTTAGTTAGTGAAATTCTAATTATAGAGGATTGTCCTGATCCTGGGGTATTAGATCCTAAACATGGTAATCTTTTTAATAAGGTAACAATTGTACCTTTTCAAGAAAAAAAATTTTGTAATGGAGGTTGGAATTTAGGAATTAGTTTGTTAAAAACACATTATTATGCTTTATGCAGTGATGATATCTTATTTCCAACCTCTGTTATAGATGATGTTCTTCACTTCTATAAACTTAGACCTAAATCAGGATTTATAGGAATGCATCCAACTCAATTTAATTGTAAAACCCAAACCAAACCTTCAGTTTATGGTTTTCTTGAAAGAGAAGTATGGCATGTTGATGGTGGGTGGGGTGCGTTACAATTCAATCATAAGGATAATTTATTAATTATACCTGAAGATTTAAAACACTGGTGTGGAGACACTTATAATGTTTATTATAGTAAATACCCATGTTATAATTACTTTGGTGAAAAATTTTATACTTGTAATGATGAACATGGAACATCAACAAATAGTGAGATAATGGAAATATGTTATAATGATCAACATATTTTTGAAGAAAAATATAAATTGGAAAAACCAATTTGGAAAAAATAAGTTTTGGCTAAAAAGAAAAAAATACCAGCAATTGTAAAACAAATACAAAAACATAACCTAAAAGAGATTATCTACGGAGTAGAAAAATCAATCTCTTATAGTCAAATGTCTACCTATTTGTCTTGTCCTCATAAGTGGAGTCTCCAATATAAAGACGGTTATTACACATCTGAAGCGTCTATTAATATGACATTCGGGACTGCACTTCATGAGACGTTACAACATTATATAGCGGTTATATACAATATTAGTGGCGCGGAAGCTGATCGAATTGATTTAGAAGCTTATTTTGAGGAACGTTTTAGAGAAACATACTTAAAAGATTATAAATCTAATAAGAATGTTCATTTTTCTGATCCTGTTGAAATGAGAGAATTTTATGAAGACGGATTAGAAATTATTAAAACAATAAAAAAACTTAGAAGTGGATTATTTAGTAAACAAGGATGGTTTTTAGTAGGATGTGAAGTCCCTATCTTAATTACTCCTATCCCAGAATATAAAAACATTTTATATAAAGGCTATTTGGATGTTGTTTTATATCATGAACCAACTAATAGTTTTAAAATCATGGATATTAAAACATCTACTAAAGGTTGGGATGACAAAACTAAAAAAGATGAAAATAAACAATTCCAACTTATTCTTTATAAAAAATATTTTGCTAAACAATTTGGGCTTGAAGAAGATAATATTGAAATAGAGTTTTTTATTGTTAAAAGAAAAATATGGGAAGAAGCTCCATATCCTGTTTCTCGACTTCAAGAATTTAGACCTCCAAGTGGAAAAATAAAAACAAACCGAGCTACTAAAACAGTAGAAAATTTTATTCAAACTGTCTTTAACCATGATGGAACTCATAAAGTATTATCTCATGAGCCTAATCCTTCAAAATGGAATTGTCGGTATTGTCCTTTTGGAAAAGATAAAAAATTATGTCCTGTAAGTGTACTTTAACAGGATCTATGTATATTTATATATAACAAATAAATAAAAGCTATGACAAAAAAAGATATGACCCTAACCTCTGTAAAAGTACAGAGTGAGTTATTTGAGGATTTTAAAATTGCTTGTGTTAAGTATAAATTTTCTTTACAAAAGCTTGCTGACCGTACTATTCATTTATATCTTACGGACGAAGATTTTAGAAAAAAAGTTCATAACCACAACAATCTAGAAATTAAAAATTAAACAAAACATGAATAAAAGTTTTAAGTATTTGCCTCCTGACCAAAGGAAAAAGATTATGCTTATCTGCGATGACATTAGAGTTCATTCAGGTATAGCAGGTGTAGGTAGAGAAGTAGTTTTACATACTGCTCATCATTTCAATTGGGTAAACATAGGAGGAGCTATTCAGCATCCTGAACAAGGAAAAAGATTAGACCTAAGTCAATCAACTAATGAAACTATGGGTTTAACTGATTCATCAGTTATTATGTATCCAACAGATGGTTATGGTAATCCTCATATAATTAGACAACTAATTAAAATGGAAAAACCAGATGCCATTATGTTGATTACAGATCCACGTTACTTTACTTGGTTGTTCCAAATTGAAAATGAAATTAGGAAACAAATTCCTATTACTTACCTTAACATTTGGGATGATTATCCAGCACCATTGTATAATTTACCTTATTATGAATCCTGTGATTTGTTAATGGGTATTTCAAAACAAACAGTTAATATTAATACCTTGGTTTTAGGAGATAAAGCTAAGAATAGAATTATTAAATATGTTCCTCATGGTTTGAACCATAATATTTTTAAACCTTTAGATAAAAATGATTCTAATTTAAAGGAATTTAAAAAACATTTATTTAAAGGTAAAGAATATGATTTTGCTCTTCTATTTAACTCTAGAAACATTCGTCGCAAACAAATTCCAGATACTATTTTAGCCTATAAGTATTTTATTGATACTTTACCTATTGAACAAGCTAAAAAATGTTGTTTAGTTCTTCATACTGAACGAGTAAATGAACATGGAACTGATCTAGATGCTGTTATTGAGTTAATTGCTAATGATGAAAAATATAATATCATATTTACTGATGCTAGATTTGAGTCTATCCAAATGAATATGTTATATAATAGTACAGATGCTCAAATTCTATTAACATCTAATGAAGGATGGGGATTGAGTTTAACTGAAGCTATTTTAGTAGGTAATCCAATTATTGCAAATGTAACTGGAGGAATGCAAGACCAAATGAGATTTGAGGATGAAAATGGAAACTGGTTTACACCAGATGAAAATGTTCCCTCAAACCATTTAGGTACTTATAAAAAACATGGCAACTGGGCGTTTCCAGTATTTCCAAGTACAAGAACATTAGTAGGTTCACCTCCAACACCTTACATTTGGGATGATATTTGCCGTCCAGAAGATGCAGCTAAACAAATTTCAGCAGTATATAATTTAACTCCTGAAGAACGTAAAGAAAAAGGTATGGCTGGTAGAGAATGGGCTATTGGAGAAGAAGCAGGATTCACAGGTGAGGCTCAAGGAAATAGAATTATTGATGCTTTTAATGAATTGTTTGAAACTTGGAAGCCAAGAGAAAAATTTGAATTTGTAAACACAACAGAAATTAAAGATAAAGTTTTAAATCATAAATTGTTATATTAATGAAACCATTATTTGTTATAAGTTGCCCTTTTGACACCTACAGTGGCTACGGTGCTCGATCAAGAGATTTAGTTAAAGCCATTATTAAATCAGATAAATACGATGTTAAGTTATTGTCTCAACAATGGGGTATCACACCCTTTGGTTTTTGTGAGGACAATAAAGAATGGAGTTTTCTATTAGAACATTCCCTCCCAGACAATCGACTTCCTAAACAACCTGATGTGTGGATGCAGATTACTGTTCCTAATGAGTTTCAAGCTGTTGGAAAGTATAATATAGGAGTAACAGCTGGTATTGAAAGTACAATTTGCCCTCCTGAATGGATTGAAGGAATTAATAGAATGGATTTAACTCTAACTTCATCTGAACACTCTAAAAAAGTATTTGTAGAGTCAAAGTTTGAAAAAAGAGATAAAAACACCAATCAACTTCAAGAAATGGTTGAATTAAAAAAACCAATTGAAGTATTATTTGAAGGAGCAGACACAGACATTTATAAAGTAATTAATACACCTTGTTCTATTGACTTTAATGTTAAAGAAGATTTTGCTTATTTATTTGTAGGTCATTGGATGGAAGGTGATTTAGGTGAGGATAGAAAAAATGTTGGTTTGTTAGTTAAAGCGTTTTTTGAAACATTTAAAAACAAAACTAAAAAACCAGCTTTGATTTTAAAAACATCTCAAGTTGGAGCCTCATATATGGATCGAGAAGCTATTCTTCATAAAATTAAAAAAATTATGAAAACAGTTAACTCAACTAATTTACCTAATGTTTATCTATTGCATGGTGAATTTAGTGATGAGGAAATGAATGAAATTTATAATCATTCTAAAGTAAAAGCAATGATTAGTTTAACTAAAGGTGAAGGTTTTGGTCGTCCATTATTGGAATTTACTTTAACTAAAAAACCTTTGATTACAACAGCTTGGTCTGGCCATATGGATTTTTTAAATTCTGAATTCACTAATTTGATTAATGGTCAATTAACTCCTGTTCATCAAAGCACTAAAAACCAATTTTTGATTCAAGACTCAAAATGGTTTTCACCTGATCCAGGACAAGTAGGCTTTTATTTAAAGGATGTATTTGAAAATTATAAAAAATATACTGATAAAGCTAAACGTCAAGCATTTAAATCTAAAAATGAATTTAGCTGGGATAAAATGAAAGAAAAATTAGAAGTTATTTTAACTAAAAATGTTCCTGAGTTCGCTCAACAAGTACAGTTAAAATTACCTCAACTTAAAAAAATAGGACTACCAAATTTAACAACACAAAATGGATAATTTAATTAATTGCGATCGATGCGGATCAGACGCCTGTTATGTAGATGAAGTAAACCAAGACATTAAAACTTATTTTTGTTATGGTTGTGGATTCCAAACTAATTCAATACTAAAAGAAGGTGAAACTTTTTATGAAGAACAAGTATCTATTTTACCTGAACTTTATAAAGACCTAATGGTTAAAGATCAAGATGGTAAAATATGGATGCCCTCATCAATAAATTTACCTCAACAAGGAATGATTTTTGCTAATGGTCCTTCTAAAGAAAATTGGGGTTGGGCAGCTGTAAAAGCTGTTCCTGTAACTGAGGATGAAAAAACAAAATACCCAATACCAGGAAAGAAAAATGAATACTATGAATGGAGAATGGATATGAGTACATTACAAAATTTTCACGAACGTGATTTTATAGATGCTCTTTCTTATGTTGGTGTTTTACCTGAATAAATTTAAATTAAAAACAATATGAAAAAAATATGGTACGCTCCTTATAAGTTTGAATCTTATGGGGAAGAAGAAATTAAAGCTGTAGAAGAATCATTACGTTCAGGATGGTTAGGAGGTCAAGGTCCTAAATCAGTTGAATTTGAAGAAGCAATAGCTAAACGTTTCGGAAAACGATTTGGTGTATTTGTTAACTCAGGATCATCAGCTTGTTTATTAGCTATAGCTGCTTTAGACTTACCTAAAGGATGTAAAATTATTACTCCGGCTTGTACATTCTCAACTACATTAGCTCCTATTTTACAATTAGGTTATCAACCAAAATTTGTAGATGTTGGTTTAACCGATTATGTAGCTGATATTAGTCAAGTAGTAGCCGCTATTACTCCTGATGTTAAAGCAATTATGTTACCTAATCTAATTGGTAATAAACCTGATTGGAAACGTTTAAAACAAGAAATTAAATTATTAGGTAGAACAGATATTATCTTAATTGAAGACTCAGCTGATACAATTACTGAAACTTTAGAGACTGATGTTGCTACAACTAGTTTTTATGCCTCACATGTTATTACAGCCGGTGGTGTAGGTGGTATGGTAATGTTTAATGATAAAAAACATGTCACTAAATGTTTACAATACAGAGACTGGGGTCGTTTAGGCGATGACTCAGAAATTATGGATGATCGTTTTAACCATAGTGTAGATGGTATTCCTTATGACCATAAGTTTTTATATAGTGTTTTAGGATACCATATGAAAGCTAGTGAAATGAATGCTGCTTTTGGATTAGTTCAATTGGAACGTTTTAAAAAATTCTCTCAAATTCGAAGAGATAATGTTGAACGGTATATTGAAAATCTTCAAGGTGTAGGTGACTTAATTTTACCTGATGATTCAATCCAACCTAATTGGTTAGCAATTCCTTTACAGACTAACTATCGTTATGATTTGCTTAATTTCTTAGAAGATAATAACATCCAAACCCGAGTAACATTTGCTGGTAATGTAACTCGTCATCCTGCTTATAGAGAATTCTTACAAGATTTTGAAAACGCAGATACTATTATGAAAAATGGTTTCTTGTTAGGAGCACATCATGGTATGACTATTGAGGATGTAGATTATGTTTGTGATAAAATCAAAGAATTTTTTAACAAATGAAACCTGTAATTCTAGGTAATGGATTATTAGGTGAAGAATTAGCCAAACAAACAGGGTGGGATATTTTATCCCGCTCTGTTGATGGTGTTGATTTAACAAAAATTACCACTTGGGCGCACTTATTATTACCTTATGATACTATTATTAATTGTATAGCTTATACAAATACTTACGATAATAATAAAAAAATACATTGGGATACTAACTATAAAGCAGTTGTTGATTTAATGGACTACTGTAACACTCATAATAAAAAATTAGTTCACGTATCAACTGATTATGTTTATGCTAATTCTTTAGATAAACCAAATGAAGAAGGAATTCCAGTTCACCAATCAACATATTATGCTTATACAAAATTATTAGCTGATGGTTATATTGAACTTAAAGGTAAAAATTATTTAATTCTTAGAGGAACTCATAAACCAACTCCATTTCCTTATAAAGGAGGTTGGATAAATCATTTAGGTAATTTTGATTATGTAGATGTTATTGTTAACTTATATATTAAATTAATAGAAAAAGATGCTAAAGGTTTATATAATGTTGGAACTGAATTTAAAAGTATGCTTCGTCTAGCTAAAAAAACTAACCCAAATGTTTCTCCTATATACAATGAAGATATTAAAGTACCTTTAGATGTAAGTATGGATATTTCAAAATTAAATAAGTTTTTAAATGATCAGTATAGCAATAACAGTATGTAATGAACACCAGGAGTTAGAAAATTTACTTGACTATCTCCAAGAACGAGCACTATCTCCATCGTATGAAGTAGTAGTACAAATTGATCAAGATAACTATACTAAAGAAGTATTAAGTGTTATTCTTGATAGAGGAATTAAACATTGGTTCCATCCTTTAAATAAGGATTTTGCTTCATATAAAAACAAGCTTAAAGAACAATGTTTAGGAGAATTTATATTTCAGATTGATGCTGATGAACTAATAGCTCCTGAAATGTTACACATGCTTCCTCAAATTCTTAAAGCGAATCCTGAGGTTGATTTGTATTATGTTCCTAGAATTAATACTGTAGAAGGCATTACCCCAGAGCATATTCAAAAATGGGGATGGAGATATGAAAATAATAGAGTAAATTGGCCTGATTATCAAACTCGAATTTATAGAAATGTTCCTGAAATTAAATGGAGGAACGCAGTTCATGAGGTAATTGAAGGACATAGACAATTTACAGTTTTACCAGCAGTAGATGAATTAGCTTTAATCCATCCAAAAACAATTGAACGACAAGAAAAACAAAATAATTTTTATAATACAATATGAATGTAGTTCCTATAGCTAGGTTATGGCATAAAAAAGGCAAATTAGAGTATCATACAATGATACAATTGCTAAAGTATTTTCCTAATTTAAAGTTTGAATACCACATTGTCTTAGATCAGTTTGATTATAAAGATGAATGGTCAGAAAAAATAGATAAGTTGCCTGTTAAGTCATTTTGGTACTCTAAAGAAGACATGCATGATTATTTAAAGAACAGTGGTTATGGAAATGATGATTTAATTTCTCAAATACCTAACTTTGTTCATTTTTATCATATATTAATTAATCATTATATTAGAAGAGTTTATAGTTATGATTATAGTTTAATGATTGAATATGATGTTATTTTTAATCATGAATCTTTAGATCAATTAAAAAACTGTTTAGAACATAAAATACCTTTTGGTATAATAGAACCAGCTAATCTAGGTTGTGATAAAGCTTTAGCTAAACAATTATCTGAATTATTTCAAGAAAATATAGTTAAATATTCTGAAATTGGAATTAATGCTGGTTTTAAAGGCTTAAACTTAAGAGTATTTGATGAGTTCTTAAACCCATCAACATTTAATCTACTTTTAAACATTTTTGATTTCTCAGGAATATATAATGAAGATGGTAGTGAAAAAACAGGGTGGACTAGAACTATTATTGATACTCAAGAACAATCTATTATTGATACTAAATTAAAAGAATGGAATAATAATTAAAATAAAAATTTATGAAAATAATTTATAGAATCTCAGATACTGGTTATAATAAAGTAAAACCAGATTACATAAACAATGAAAATTGTTTAAAGAATTTTTGTAATGTATTTTTTGATTACATTTATGATATTACTGTGTTAGCGGATAATTGCAGTGATAATACTATTGATATGATTAAAAAATATATTGATCCGGTTAATATTAGAAAGGTAAATATTGGTCATGGTGCTGGTACTTTTAACTTAGCATTAGATGAAGCCTTAAGATATGATGATTTGACAACTGTATATTTTGTAGAGAATGATTATCTCCACAAACAAGGTTCTCCTGAAATTATAACAGAAGGATTTAATTTAGGAGCATCATTTGTATCGCTTTATGACCACCCAGACAAATATATGAGTCCATCTCAAGGAGGTAATCCTTATTGTGATGGTGGGGCTGAAGACACTAGAGTTTATCTTTCAGAATCAAGCCATTGGAAAATTACAAATTCAACAACAATGACTTTTGCATCTAAGGTTTCAACATTAAAAAGAATAGAATCTATTTTAAGAAAACATACCCAAAACAGTTACCCGGATGATTTTAAAATGTTTCTTGAACTAAGAGAAAATAATGAGTTATTAATTACTCCTATCCCTGGTTATGCAACCCATGGTGAAACAGCTTGGTTATCACCTTTAACTAACTGGAGTAATATTCCTGATAAGTCATTAAATGAAATTTACAAAAAGTGGTCTTATGTTGATGGTCATGGTGATAAAGGAACAGCTCATACTTATATTCCTGAATATGAAAGATTATTAAGTCCTTATAGAGATACAAAACCAAATTTTTTAGAAATAGGAATCGCGTATGGTGAGTCTTTAGAAATGTGGTATGAATATTTTAAAGGAGCAAAGATTTATGGGATTGATATTTGGGATGGAGAAATTGGTCCTTACTTAAAAGATAAAAGATTTAATATTAATATAGTAGATGCTACTAAAAAAGAAGTATTAGATTGTTTGGAAAATGTTACTTTTGATATTATTATTGATGATGGAAGTCATCGCTTTGAAGACCAAGTAGCAACTTTTAATATTCTAAAAAACAAAATGAATCCAGGCGGTATCTTTATTATTGAAGATGTTGATTGTTTAAATACAAAACGTGATGAATTTAAAAAACTTCATGACAATTGTGAAATTATAGATAATAGATCTTTAAAAGGAAGATATGATGATGTTTTAATTGTTTATAGATTTTAACCATGATAAGTTTAATTATACCAACATATAGAAATCCAGACTATTTAGATATTTGTCTTAAATCAGCTATTGAAAACCAAGTTAACCAAAATGAAATTATTGTAGCGGTTGATGGTTACATTGAAGAGAGTCAACATGTATTAGACAAATATAAACAGTATATT